CAATTAAAACGTATTTGCAGAAGCGTTATGGAAGGTACAAAGAAATTACAAATAAATACTTGGAAAAGGGTATTGCTTGTGAAGATGCTGCTATTAAAACTTATAATAGCCTATTTGATACTGATTATGTAAAAAATGATACACGAGTTTACAATGATTTTATTACAGGTGAATGTGACATTGATACCGGTGAAAGTATTATAGACATAAAAAATAGTTGGGATTTATTTACATTTCACGAAAGCAAAACAAGTGACAATAAATTATATGATTGGCAAGGCCAGTGCTATATGGAGCTTTACGATAGGCCAACATTTCAATTGGTTTATGTTTTGGAAGATGCACCTGATTTAAACATATTTAAAGAAATAAACTATGCAGGTGACATTGAGGAGTGGGAAGAGGTGCAAATTATAGCAAATATGGTTTATTCTCAATCTACATTTGATAGGCTTATTGAAACGCAAGGATTGGGCGGTGATGTAAAAACCGATAAAGCTATAAAAAGTTTTATTGAAATTCCTGCAAGTGAAAGATTGCACGCCAAACAATTCAGCAGGGATTCAGCAAAATACGAATTTATTAAAACAAGAATAAACGAAGCAAGAAAATTTTTAAAATCAATATACGAATAATGGAAATACAAAAAATCAAAAACGAAATAACAGAACTGCTAACTGGTAAAACTTTATCAGAAAAAATTAATTACATTAATGAATTAAGAGAATCTATTCACAATGAATCACCTTTTAAAAATGAACCAGTTGATTATGTTAAATGGGTATTAGCTGAAGATGTAATTGCTAATGATTACAATCCTAATAAAGTAGCTCCGCCTGAAATGGAATTATTGGAAATATCAATTATGAATGATGGATATACTCAGCCTGTTGTAACTTTTCCAAATAATGGTAAAATTGAAGTAGTTGATGGATTTCATAGAACTAGAGTAAGTAAAGAATCTAAAATAGTAAGAGAACGAGTTTTGGGATATACTCCTACTGTTATTATTAGAAAAGAACAAAGCAATAAAAATGATCGTATTGCATCTACAATTAGACACAATAGAGCAAGGGGTAAACACCAAGTTGATGCAATGAGCGAAATTATTTTAGAACTTAAAAATAGAAATTGGAAAAATGAAAGAATAGCTAGAGAACTTGGTATGGATGAAGAAGAAATATTAAGACTTTGCCAAATTACAGGCCTTCAAGATATTTTTAAAGATGATGATTTTAGTAAATCTTGGGAAAGTTCTGATTCAATTGCAAATTATGAAATACTAACCGATGATTTATCAGATGAAGAAGTTGAACATTATAGAACTACAAACACAAGTGATCCTGAAAGAATATTTCATACTTTTGAAAAATGGGAATGCCACAAAGCAGGTTTCTATGGTAATAAAAAAGAAGGAATGACTGGTGAGCAATGCGAACAGGAATATGCAAATTATTTATCTAATGAGGAAAGGTTCAGAGAAGGTTTAAATGGAGTAATAAATGAATGGGTTAATTCTTGTGAGCATTATTTAACAAATAAAGCAATGAATAGAATTGCTTGGCTAGGACAAGCTGCAATGTGTTATTCAACTAAAATACCATCTAAGTTTTGCGGTGGATTTAATTTATTAAGCCCAGAGCAACAGGATAAGGCAAATTTAATAGCTTTAGATGCTTTAAACTTTTGGATGAAAAAATATAATAGATCAGAGTTAACGATAGAGGAAGCTTTATCAATTGGCAGACAAGTTAATATTTACTAATATGGCTACAAAAGTATATAACGATAAATCAGTGCTTGAAGCAAGTAGAGAAAGAATATCTTTAGTTTTTGATAATTTTGAAAATATATATATATCATTTTCAGGTGGTAAAGATAGTAGCGTAATGTCACATTTGGTATTGGCTGAAGCTAAAAAAAGGAATAGAAAAGTTGGATTACTTATAATAGATTTAGAGGCCCAGTACAATGATACAATAACTCACATTGAACATATGATTGAAATTTATAAAGATTATATTGAATTGCATTGGGTTTGTGCTGAATTATTATTAAGAAATGCAGTTAGTAATTATGAGCCTAGATGGTGTTGTTGGGATAAAGAAAAAGAAGCTGTTTGGGTTAGGCCGATGCCAAAACTTGCATCAGATTTAACTCAATATGATTTTTACCAACCAAAAATGGAGTTTGAAGAATTTATGGTTATATTTGGCGAATGGTATTCACAAGGTAAAACAACTGCAGCATTTATAGGAATTAGATCAGATGAATCATTGCATAGATATAGAGCAATAACATCTAGAAAAGATGGTTTAATGTTTAATAATTGGAAATGGTCAACAAAAGTATCTAATAATTTATTTAATATTTATCCTATTTACGATTGGAGAACTGAAGATATTTGGGTATTTCACGGAAAATATAACGAATTACCACATAATAAAGTTTATGACAAAATGATGATGGCAGGAGTTAAGATAAGCCAACAAAGATTATGTCAACCATATGGAGATGATCAAAGAAGGGGTTTATGGTTATATCACATATTAGAACCTGAAACTTGGTATAAATTAATATTAAGAGTTAATGGCGTAAATAGTGGAACTCTTTATATTAAAGAAAATGGAAATATGACTGGATATAATAAAATAACAAAACCTGAAGGTCACAGTTGGGAGTCATTTTGTAATTTACTATTATCTACAATGCCTAAAAAAACACAAATACATTACAGGGAAAGATTTATTAAATTTATAAAAGGATGGCAAGACAGGGGTTATTTGGTAATACCTGATGAAGCTCCTGAGGATTTAGAATCTAAATGTTGGGTGCCATCTTGGAGAAGAATGTGTAAAGTAATGTTGCGAAATGATTATTGGTGTAAAGGATTAGGGCAAACACAACCATTTTCTGAAGCTTATGGTAAATTTAAAGATATTAAGAAAAAAAGACAATTAGAAAAACAATTATAAATAAAATGGAAATCAAAGGTAAGATCCTTCAAATTTGGGAAGTAAAACAAATAAGTGATAAGTTTAGTTATCAAGAATTTTTAATTGAAACTGATGGTCAATATCCTAAAAAAGTATTGTTACAAGCTCAAAAACAAGCTATGTCAGATATTCAAAAAGGTGGTGAAGGTATGTATGCAACCTTTCACATTGACCTTGAAAGTAGGGAATACAATAATAAGTATTACACTAATATTAAGTGCTTTAAGACTAGTTAGGTAACTAAAACAGGTAAGTGTAATCAAAAAAGTGGCAAAAAATTATTTTAAAATTACTAAAATATAAAAAAAGCAAAATAAAATTTTTTCCTAAAATTACAATTACACTTACCTAATTTGACTTAGATACCAATAAAATCAATACTTAAGGGCAGGTAAGTATAAATTTTAATATAATGATTACACTTACCTAATTAAATAAATAAAATGATAATATCACTTTTTAAATCAGTAAAAGATACATCTTCACCATTTAATAAACCAATTCAAGTTGCTTTAGATAGAATAAAAAATGGAGCTTCTAAAGAATTAAATGAGCAAATTAGAGCAACTAATGATAAAGAGATACAAAAATCTTTAAAATCAAAATTACCTGGTGTTTGTTTTAATGGAACTTTTACCAATAGAAGCATTAAAGGATTAGACCAAAAGTCGGGATTTATTATACTTGATTTTGATGGTTTTGAAAATAAACAGGCAGCATTAGATTACAAAGAAAGTTTAAAAGAAGATGCATATATATTTGCAGCGTGGATAAGCCCTTCAAATGTTGGAGTTAAGGTATTAGTTAAAATACCAACTGAAGGCGAACACAAAGGATATTTTGATGCTTTAAGATTACATTTTAATTCTGAACATTGGGATGTAAGTAGTTCAAATATTGACCGATTTTGTTTTGAGAGCTATGATCCTAATTTGTTTCAAAATAATGATTCAATGGTTTGGACTAATTGCGAATTACCTGAATCAGATGAAATAGGAACAAGTAAACCATTTATATCAATAAAATCAGATAACCGTATTATTGAGTATTTAATGAAATGGTGGGAAAAAAAATATGGTTTTATTCAAGGCCAAAAAAATAATAACCTATTTAAGTTAGCTGCAGCATTTAATACTTTTGGAATTAATAAGAGTGAATGTGAACACGTTTTAAATCAATTTTGCAATGGTAAAAATGATAAGGAAATACAAAAACTAATTAATTCGGCTTATAAGAATGTAGCTGATTTTAGAACAAGGTTTTTTGAAGATAAAGATGTAAAACAAAAAATTGAAAAACAAGTAAAAGCAGGAACAAGTTTAAAAGAAATTGCATTATTGTTTCCTACAGTTGAAAAAACTGAAATAGAAGCCAGTATTAATGAAATTAAAGAAAATAATGTTGCTGATGACTTTTGGACTTATGATAGAAATGGTAGATGTGTTTTAAGTGCGCATCAATATAAATATTGGTTACAAAGCAAAAACTTCAGTAAATACTTTCCAACTGATTCAAATACTTATACATTTATTAGAAAACATAAAGGATTAGTTGAGGAAACAAATGATAAAAGAATAAAGGATTTTGTTTTAAATGAATTATTAAAAAGAACTGATATAGGATTTTTGCCTTATGATATGATGGCAAATACAACTAAGTATTTTACTAATGATTTTTTATCCTGCTTAGAATCAACTGAAATGGCTATAAAAGAAGATACATCAGATACTTGTTATATTTATTATGAGAATTGTGCAGTTGAAATAAAAAAAGATTCAATAAAAACTATTGGTTACGAAAATATTGAAGGTTATGTTTGGAAAAAACAAGTTATAAATAGAATTTATGAGGAATCCGATCACCACGAAAGCGAATTTAGAAAGTTTTTATGGTTAATTAGTGGCAAAAATATTCAGCAATACAATAGTTTTAAATCAGTTATCGGTTATTTATTACATAGCTTTAAAACCAGTGCAAACAATAAAGCAATTATATTTAATGATGAAACTATAAGCGATAATCCAAATGGTGGGAGTGGTAAAGGTTTATTTTGGAATGCACTTACTAAAATGAAAAAAGTTGCAAGTATTGATGGTAAAACATTTGAATTTACTAAATCATTTCCATATCAAACTGTTTCAACTGATACTCAAATATTAATTTTTGATGATGTTAAAAAGAACTTTAGTTTTGAGAGCTTATTTAGTTTAATTACTGAAGGAATTACCTTAGAATATAAAGGACAGGATGCAATCAAGCTTCCAATAAATAAAAGCCCTAAAATATTAATTACAACTAATTATACAATTGGTGGAGTTGGTGGATCATTTGAGCGCAGGAAATTTGAAGTTGAAATGTCAAGTTATTTTAGCAATAAATATACTCCTGTTGATGAATTTGGACATTTATTATTTGATGACTGGAACGAACAAGAATGGTCAAGATTTGATAATTTTATGATTCAATGTACTCAATATTATTTAGCAAATGGTTTAATTAAAAATGACTTTAAGAATTTAGAAATAAGGAAGTTTATTAAAGAAACAAGTTTTGAGTTCTATGAATGGGCCAATACTGATACATTGCCATTTGATGTAAGATTACCTAAAAATGAATTGTTTGATATTCTAACTAATGATTATTCAGATTTAAAGAAATGGTTACAAAAGAAAACACTTAACAGGTGGATTAAGACTTATTGTGAATTTCATAAATATGAATACAAAGAAGGTAAGTCTAATAATAATTTGTGGTTAGAAATAAATAAACCTAAAGGATCATACGAAAATCCAATAAAATTTGATATATGAAAGTATTAAGAGATTACCAGTTGACAATAAGTAAAGATGCAAATGATATTTTAAAGCGTTTAGGCTTTGTTTATTTAGCACTTGAGGTTAGAGTTGGTAAAACAGCAATTGCATTAAACACAGCTCACATATATGGTTCAAAAAATGTTTTATTTGTAACTAAAAAGAAAGCAATTAAATCTATTGAAAATGATTACAATGATTTTGGATTTAAGTTTAATTTGACTGTAATAAATGCTGAAAGTTTACATAAGATAGAAAGTAATTTTGATTTAATTATATCGGATGAACACCATAAATATGGATCATTTCCAAAGCCATCAAAAGGAACAGTTTACTTTAAGAAAACTTTTGGACATTTGCCAATCATTGCATTAAGTGGAACAATGAATCCTGAATCATACAGCCAGGTATTTCATCAGTTTTGGATTAGTAATAATTCACCATTTAAGCAATATAAAAACTTTTACCAATGGGCATTGCAATTTGTAAACATAGGACAAAAGTATTTAGGTTATGCAATAGTAAAAGATTATAGTAATGCTAAACAAGATTTGATTCAAAAAGCAATACAACCATATATTATTACTTATACTCAAAAGCAAGCAGGATTTACATCTCAAGTAATTGAAAAAGTATTGACTGTTGAAATGAAACAAAGCACTTATGATTTGGTTGCTAAACTTAAAAAGGATAATGTAATTGAAGGTAAAACTGAAGTTATTATTGCTGATACTGGAGCTAAAATGATGAGCAAATTACATCAAATGTATTCAGGAACAGTGAAATTTGAAAGTGGTAACAGTATGGTATTAGATAAGTCTAAAGCTTTATTTATTAGTAATCATTTTGCAAACAATAAGATTGCAATATTTTATAAGTTTAAAGAAGAATTAAACGTAATTCAAAGTATTGGTAATATTACAACTGATTTAAATGAGTTTAATACTACTGACAAATCAATAGCTTTGCAAATAGTTAGCGGTCGTGAGGGAATAAATTTAAGTGCTGCAAAATATATAGTTTATTATAATATTGATTTTAGTGCGGTTAGCTACTGGCAGTCACGTGATAGGCTCACTACAATGGATCGTTTAAGTAATGAAGTGTTTTGGATATTTGCTAAAGGTGGAATTGAACACCATATATACAAACAAGTTATGGCTAAAAAGAATTTTACACTAAGTACAT